CGCCTGTTCAAGGTTCTACGAGTGATTTTAGCCCAGGAACCTGTCCCTCATGAGCCAATCGGATTCTTCGCAGTACACGTGGGCCGGCCGTTTCTCGGAGCCGACCTCTGATCTCGTCAAGCGTTACACGGCTTCAGTCGCCTTCGACCAACGGATGTGGCGGCAGGACATTCCGGTCGAGATAGCGGAAACGTCCTGCCGACAAGCCGTGTCAGGTCGCGTTGCGCACGATGCGCGTGCCGGTCTCGCCGCGCAGGGCGCGCCCCGAGCCCACCCGTCCGGGTGGTGGGGGTGTTTTCAGCCCAAACACCCAAAAGCACACAGTGGTGGCGACAACAATGATCACAGCAACAACGCCGCAAATTTTGAAACGGCGAGAGCCACCGCAGCCGCATGTTCCATTGCCTCAACAGCGGCAGGAGCATACTTTGTCACCGTTGCAGCTCCATTGAGCAGAAACCGGCCAGCGGCGGCAGCACGATCAGCAATTTTCGCGAAAACATCATGCCACTCATTGGGGCTGAAATTCGCAATTTCTGCTAAAAGGATCCGCGCTGCATCCAGGTCGTCTGCTCTCAGCATGCTGAAGTCAGTCCGAGAAATGAACTGAGTCTTGATACTGAGAGCAAGGACCGTGTACTGGCTGATGTTCATAATCAAAGGAGTGTCAGGTGACGCATTATTCGGAAAGAAATACGCAACATTGAGAGCGACAGATTTGTAGTCAAGCGCAGGCCAATACGACAATGGGACATTAGTCGCATCATCATTTAGGCGGGACGCTGTAACAGGGAACATCTCCGTCGACCAACTCCTCGGTCGTGCGTACATCCAGAGACCATTTTGAATGTTACGGCCAGAGCCGCAATTGTACGTCTCGGTCGCGCTAATCCTAGAAAAGACTTGCTCTCTCGAGACAGATGTGGCCTGGTAGAACATTGTCGCAATAGAGGACACGTTCGCACCATGAATAAGCCCAGACGTTAGCAGCGGCAAAGCTGTGTACGTACACTTAGTACCGATACCAAGTGGGTACATTGACTTGCCGTTAGCGCCAGCGCTCATGGTGTAAACGGTGTTCTGGAAGAACGCCGTGCCGATGTCAGTTCGCTCAGCTTGCTGTATGTTTCCTCCCAGAAAGCTCCAGCTGAATACAGTTGAAACACTATTCCTGCACGTAAGTTGCATCTTGAGTTTGTAGAAACCTGAGTCCTGCAACCGCAAGGGAACAGCCATACTCACTGTTTGTCCGGAGACAATAGTGAGTGGGGTGGTTTCCGTGTGGGAGTAAGTTTCCACGCCGTCTGAATGCACACGTATCGCGAAGAAAGTCAAAACATACGACGCGTTCTGATCCGCAAAGTCAACTCTCAATTCTCCGTACAAATCCACGTTCGCTTGCTTGCTTGGAGACGCATCGACCCAGATCATCTGCTCATCCCGAGAGGGGTCACGAACAGCGAAAACAGGGCGTGTTCTCCAACCTGCAGGGAACTGCGGATTGGCCGAATGGGATTGGCCTAGCGTAGTGAACTTGATGTCAATCGCCTCACCAATAGCATCGGGGACCGATGTTGCAAGGTACTGGCGCGCAGAATCAACTGTGACGAGTCCAAAAACCCACCGTTTTGGGAAGTCATCTGCCACCGCGGGCGAACACGCCAGTGGAGCGCACAGCGGAAACGCTGCGTCCTGGCACTGGACAAGTTGCCATCCGGCCGTCACAGATCTGTTCCACACAGTTGATCCATTCTCCAAAAGTGGAGGGTGGACAGAACTTTGCAGGGCAACCGAAGCAGCGGCCACATCGAGAACAGATGACGTGTACAGCTTGTGCATCGACAAGTTGACATCCTGAACGATCGAAGGTGGAATCGCCAAGTCGTTGACATTCACGCGATCGGGGAGCATGACCTGATGTAGGAACTTGCTCAGCACCTTTGTCTTCAGATCCCGCGATGCTAATGATTTCGGTCTGTTGTTGTTGCGCTTCTTCTTCTTCTTGGGAATTGGTACCGGCGGAGGGTTCTTCTTCGGCTTGGGTTTGGGAACAGGACGTTTCTTGTTCTTTTCTCCTGGCATAGTAGATTCTCCTTGCCGGAATTTTGGTACTTTTCTTTTCTCATTGTTGTCGCACACCACTGCGCCACCCCGGGTACTGTTGTTGGCTGCACTTTCAAGGCTCAAACAGCCGGTGGCGTCGCTTCCATTGGGCATCATGAACGTTTACTAGTGCGCCACAAACATATACCCGGGAGTGGTGTCTAAGCTAGGCCCCGCGGAGACTATCCCGCGGCGTGTTGGTTAGGCACCGCTTCAGCCTGGGCCTCCTTGATGTACTCAACAGTGCCTGAACACCCCGAGATCACCGTCCCAATACACCGCGTGTGTCACATAAGCCTGCGAAACAACGGAGTCAACATCAACTCCAGCGTTTTCGGCGTCAGCAACAATCGCTTCCAGCATTGGGCAGGTGAGGCCACGGTGTCGCAAGTACAAGTTGCCAGCAATCGACTCCAACACTCCCGTGATTTGTTGCACACGCAAAGGTGCATCAACAGGAATGAAGGCGATGGACGCACAAGTACGCGTCAAATCGGTGGCAACAATGACTTCCAACGATGGGTTAACAGGATCTGCGGACACTGTCTTTGACAAAAAGGAGGGAACGTATCCTGGGCCGTAGGGACCAAGAACACCGTTGTCATCAAAGAGGTCGATCTTCATGTTCAGACCAAATTCTGATGTCAAGCAATCAACCAAAGGTTTGAAGTGGAGTTGGTAGTGCTCAAGACTCTCAAACGACACAACAGCATCGTCAGAACAGTTAGTGAACAGAAACTCAACATCGTGCATCCGTTTGTATGCTTGCACCATAACTTGTAGGCAAATTGTGTTGACGACGGACGTGAGGTATGAGCCCGAGGGCATGCCTCCCTCACGCATCATCGTCCCCACACTGGGAATGAAGATGGGGGCACGAACAACGCTGTCGACGAGGAACTCAATCATGACCGAATCGCTTGGAACACTTGGGTCGAGACCTGACTTTGTAAAGATGGCGTGCAACACGAGCTCGAGGACATCGATAGGGACGGTCTTATCAAAGCCCGTTGCGTCCAAGCCACATGAAAATAGTTTCCTGTGCTTGGCCGCAAAGTGACGTGTGAATTTCTCACACGTGTTGATACAGAACGCCGTTGTCGAGCGGTGCTCAAATGTTTCAACGAAATCCTTCGAATAGCGCACCTGAAGCAACAAGTCAAGCCAGTGTGGCCCACACAAGCTCCTGAGCCGACCATTATTCAATTTTGAAATCGAATGGTAGTCGGTTTTCGGGCTCGCCGTGTAGTACACCCCCGGCTTGCCTCCATTTCGGATGTGCTTTTCGTACATTTCAACAATCTCACCAAGTGGTACGGCGACTGCGTCGCGGATGTCTTGCTCTGGATCAATTGAGATTCCATTGTGTCTAGCCACTTCTTGGCACACATCAATGTACCGACCGAAGAACTTTTGCGTTGGGTATCCCGTAGATTTATCCAGACCTTTCATCTGACTCAGTCTCTCGTAGGCGATTGGTTCAAATGCCTGACACTTCGGGATTATTGCCTCCACAATGTCCTCAACACATCGACTCACAAACTCACGCTTCAACCCTGATCTATGTTGCTTGTATTTTTCAAGCTCGGCCAACAAACAATCGCTTCCAGCTTGTGACTTGATGCGATCGATGTAAAACACTGATTTTGTCTGATACGTCACATTCCAGATCTTGGTCTCAGTGTGGGGGTAGTGAATGGTGGTGGTGTTGACTTGTGTAGCGCCCGTATCACACCACGGGTACGGCTCGCACCATCATAACGTCTTCTCACGCACAACTCCTCCCTTAATTGTGGTAGGAGTGCACGTGGTGTAGCGCGCCATGACGTTACCAGCAGGACTGCCGAGCACAGTGAACCCAATCAACGCACCGTTAAAGGGTCCCCCGACAATCACAAGAGGACTGCCGGAAGCACCCTCACCCCGAGTGTTGCATGAATGCACAAAACCCAACTCGTGCGGACTAGTCAACTCACCGTCATCAGTAACCTCGCACAAGCTCCCATTCACATCGACATGAGTGTAGATGCGGACACGCTGCCCGGCTTCAAATAAAGCATCAGTCAGCCTGGGCTTACTACCCTCAGGAATGAGTTTGCTGGTGGTACCAATGTTGACGATGAGGTGCCCAACCTGCTTTATTGGGTTGCCTCCCACTCTCGCTGGTTCGAGTATCCCCGAGTATTCTTTTCTCTCAAGTCCAAAAATGGGCGTTAAAAATTTCACCTTAACCGCACCCGTATCGAGTCTCTTGTCATCACCTTCATGGAGCGGAAACGCCATGATGAGATGAGTGTCAGAACCCTCGAGAGTGCGGCTCAGGTATGTAGCCGTAGCTGCCGCAGTTCGTCCATTGGATGTCACTTCCGTATACGCTGTCCTGGGAATTGGTACGTATTGGTGTGCCTTAACCATGGCCTCTTCCACAACAGTCGAAGCTTCATCTTTAGTTCCCACGTTTTGAACCTCCTGAGTTTTTCCTCCCTTCCCTTTTGTGTCAGTTTTGTTCTTCTTAGACTTGCGTTTCGTTTTCCGTGTGGCGGGATCATCCTGCGCATCATGGTTGGTACTTTCAACAATTTGCGGCTTAGTCTCCGCAGTTTGAGTACTGACGGGCTTTCCTACGCACCGATTCTCAATCACCTCCCGGAGGGGGGGGGTCAAGTTTTCAGCCTTGGATAGCACACGCGTTCCCTCAGTCTGACAGGCGTGGGAACTCTGAAACCGAGTTTTGCTGTCGGCAATACCACCAGATTCCTCTCGAGCTGAGTAGAACTTGGCGGTGACGCCGGCAGTCTCTGGTGTCTGAGTAACCACATCGCTGGAGACAGCACCACTCCTAGCTGTAAGCAACGTAGTTCGGCCGGGACCCTGAATGAGCGGGGCTGCACCAACCGAAACAAGACCACGCTTCGCAGTAGGTCGCACAACACGATCCTCTTTCTCCTTCATGGCCCGTACGATTTTTCCAAAGACGGTCACCGGCATGCACACGACAGACTTCTTCGTCACTTGCCTTTCACTTTGTAGCAACAGCTGGTACAGTTGGTTTTTAACGCCACACGCCAGTTGTAGAACTTGGTAGTAGGTAGCTTCGAAGTTGAGTTCATTGAGCATTTTGGTGACTGGTACCAGACAATCAAGGTCACATGGGGCAGCTTGGGTCAACAGACTAAGTACAGTGGCAGGTGCTGCACCCATCGTAGCTTTGATGATACCGACATTCGGCGAACTACCACTGAATATGACTTTATCATCAAAAGCCGCAACGAGGCGCGCCTTTTTCATTTCGTCAGAATCGATCCCGTACTTAGATTGAGCGGTTTGCAAGAAGTGCAACTTGAAGACAAGTGGAATGGGGTAAGTTGTATTACCAGGTTGGTACGCCAACTTTGACCCATTCTTCGATTCTTCATGCACATTGTTGGGAGACACACGGTTGCATTGCGGGTCGGGCAGTGAAACGCGTGACTCCTCACGTCTGCGTTGATGCCGAGCAACGCCGTTCATGGAAGCGTGGTACAAGTCCATTTCAGCAGCGCTGACTGGACCATCACCCACTCCGTCGCGGCACATACCCAACTCATAGTCTACCTCATCCTCATCTTCCTCGACAGCTATCCCCCAGTCAAGAACTGGGGTGTCGCCGTAAAGGTCGAAGGTGGCGAGGAACCTGTCTTCAACCTTCCGCATGGCATCGTCGTGCATCTTGCGAACATGCGGATCTTCCAGCAAGTCATCAAGAGTCGGCACTTGGTGCCACTTTTCCGCTTCTTCTTCTTGTCTTTCTTCCCATTCCACGATCCACGGACACAAGACTTCCAATGCTTCGGACTCTTCTTGTGTTTGGGCTTCCTCGCTAAACCTGACCCCTTTCCTTCTACTATCAGCCGCTGTCTGCTGTTTCAACCGGTTGAGCAATTTTGTGATTATGCTCTTCTGCCGCTCCACCACAGACTGAAGTTGATTATATTTGGTGGTTTCATATTTAGCGTATCTGGCTCCAAGCAGGGAAAAGAGCCGCATGTTTTCATCATCAATACTTTGACGTTGTTGGTTTTCCTCCGCAATGATCTCATCAATGACAGCTGTACGATCATTGAAGATATCCAATGCATTACAAAGCGCCATTCTCGTACGGGTACATGGCACAATGTCGATCAAGTCAACAATCCGTTTCAAAATGACGCTCCGTGCAGGTCGTGAACTAGATAGGCCACGCACAAGGGCCAAGTAACCCTCACGCCACTGGGTGAACAGTTCGACGCGAGAGCACTCTTCCCTCATGAAGAACAATCTTGTCTTCTCGGCACGAACTTGAGCCTCAATGAACGGAATGCGGCATGCGACCTCGGCTGCCATGTCGGGGTCTTTCAATTCAAAGATCATCTGGCCATCTGCATGTCCAGAAACCACTGAATATTTAAAGTCGTCCGTATTAGACCAAAAGTGCTGGTAAACATCAGATTCTTCAACTGTACCAGTTGTACTGCTAGAAGCTTCGACTTGAACCGCGGCTGCGCGGTGCTCCGGAGCCTCAGCTTGAGTAGATCTTTCCAGAGTTTCGATTTGAGGAGTGAATTGGTCGGCCACCTGCACGGCAGCATGAACTGCTGGAACGTCATCGGGCACTTCTTGGTAGGCGGTGCGCTCTTGCTCAATGATGGCATGGACGAACGGTTCAACTCTAGGGCGCCTTTCAAAAAGTTCAGTCAACTGAGTGACAGATAACATGTTGTTCCGATACTGCTCAGCAATGATGCGTGCGAACTTCTTTTCGTCACTCGGTTTTATGCAAGAAGCGACAATGGCGACAATGAGCATAAGCCCATTTTGGCACGATCGATCGACATATAGTCCGAAAACAGAAAGAAAAGCAGCATCAAGGTGTGGCAGTGGACCAACACAGTAAATGAACCGTTGTGTAGCGAGGAGTGTAGCCGTACGCCATGGCCCAAACAGCACAATCCAGAGAATAATCCTCTTGTAGTGGTGTCGTAACGCAACGTAACTGAATCCACAACAGTCAGTGAGTATGGCAGAACAAGCAAGGACTAAGGCAGCATTGGGAAGAAAAGCAATGAGCAACGGTATGGCCGCTGTCTTTGCCATGGTAACAAATGTACACCCCAACGCAATACCACGCACCACGGAGCGATGCAACCAACACAGATAAACAGCAAACATGAATACATGTACCCAGGGGCTTGTCAAAACCAATGAGCCTAAAAGTCCATTGGTGCAACTGTCACTGAGCACAATAACGATGATGCTGTTCAACAAGTGCATCGGCGTAACAACGCTGTAGGCAATAATCATGCGAAGGAGTGATGAATAATCATTCAACAATTTGTAAACCAAAATGTTCGCAAGCTGCTTAGTTCGAGCAACAACCACACTGGCCAACTGTACGGCTTCAGTTACTTGTCCGAGTGCTCCGTGAAAGATCGCAGAAGTCACCTGCAAATTGGGAATAATTTCGTCTTGTGTTTCTTTCGGGAGGCTCTTCAACACATCGTAACACATACTACTGAAAGCTTTTGCTGTGGAGTGTATTGTTTCAGATCGCGAGTCAAGAGCAAACCCCAGAACAACAGCAAATAAGAAAAGGGAGTAAGCCGCAAATGCAATCGCCACCACACGTAGAACGGGTTTCAATCGTGTGGGTGGAAACCCACACACAACATACCCCTTCTGAAAGCAGTCGACGTGTCGCACCGGACCACACGCTTCTTTCACTTGCCGTTCTTGCTCGAGTGTAAGTGAGAGATGTTCTTGTACGAACACAGCAGTGTGTATCGCCCTGGAATGTGGGTTAAAATAAATCATCGCCTTCCGTCCGTATTTATTCCCGTAAACACCGACAATCCTGTCTCCAGAATAGAGAGTAAGCTGATAGTGTTTCTCCAAGAATTCAATAGGACACGCACCCACAATACCAGACATCCTCGCATCTCTTACCGCATCTTGAAAGGCAGCTTCTGATATCATCCTCAACATTGAAAACCCGCAATGCGAGTAATGTACCCCGTATTCGAGGAGTGCTTCGGTGGGCATGCCCAGAGTTTGTTTGGCAATACCATCTCGCAGAGCTCGTTCTAGCGGCGTCATCACTCGTTCGGGGTAGCAAATCTTGCACGGTGTGTAATTGCCTTTATCGCTGAGCGCAATGATGCAGCCGACCTTGTTTTTCTGTGCATATTCACACTGTCCGTAAAGCTTGTGGTAACGCACGCCGCTCCTTGGGAACACTTTGACAACGTCAGCCGAAATAGCTTTTGCCGTCACATCCAGTCCCAAGTAGTAGCACTTAGCACAGACAGGAATACCCACTGGAGGCAAGGGATAGGCTGCTTCTTCACACCCGCGTACCTCATCGGCGTTACACAAAGCGACACCACCCACAATGCAATGTGTGACATCAGCAGTTGACAGATATCCCACATTTGCATTGCAGCTGCGACACATGCAGATCCGATCAGGCTCAGCAAGCGTGGCAGTGTGTGGTATCGCGATTTCACGTCGGTTCAAGGCGCGGCAATCACCCACATGCTGGACGACCACCCCTTCTTCTAATTGGTGGTACACATCACACCCGGGAACACGAATACGGTCGGCACACTTCAAGCACGCTCGATCAACGCGCGACACTGAGCGATCTCCATCGAAGGAGACATTGCATAGAGTCATCTTGTCGTTCTTACGTACGTGACGCGTCACTTTCCCATTTTCGTTTGTGGTGCAGAATTCGATTTTGTTAGAATTCATGTTTTGTGTAGCCATAATGGTTGATAAGGTAGGCGTAGTGGTCAGCTACAC